CGGAGAGCGCGCTCATCGCAGTACCTCGTCCACTTGGTCAAAGCTGTCGACGACCTCGACGCGCTGGCCAAGGCAGCGCATGCGCGCATGCTCGCGGGCTTGGTGCGGCTTGGCCTTCTCGCCAGGGGCTTTGACTTCGACCCAAATCGCCGGGCGATGGGGCAGCATCACGAGGCGATCAGGGGCGCCGTTGCACCCAACCCACCGCACCTTGCGCACTTCGCCGCCTTGCGCCTTCGCGCGGGCGACGAGGTAGTCTTCGATGTCGCGCTCAATCATCGCCATTTGCTCCCGCAAGGCAGCCGGTAAGCAGGCCGAGGGCGAAGCCAAAGTAGACGGCCAGGAGGATGTCTACCACAGCGCCACCCCGCGCCAACGGCGCCACGCGCGGCGGAAAGCCACACGGCGGCTGTTGCCCCAGTAGCGGTAAATCCGGTACAGCTCGAAAAGACCCACGTCAGTTTCCTTTCAGGTGGTTGGAAGTCATTTGCGGTAGCGCGCCGCTTCAAAGCCTTCGGCAGCGAGCGGCAGGTCTTCAGCCCATGCCGGCGGAGTAGCCATCAGGGCAGACAGGTGCGCGGCGTTGAATTCGGGGGTGTCGGGAGCTTCAGTGATGAGTTCATCGTGCACCGATAGGACGATGCGGTAGCCAGCAGCTTCGACGCGCGGCATGTTGTCGGCCAGCACGTCGCGGGCTACAGCCTGGGTGATGTTCTCCGCGAGCTTGCCGCCGTATGTATCGAGCCGCGACCATTGGCGCGTGTACTGGTTCACGCCCATGTACGACAGCTTGTTGCCTTCGCCAAGCCGGACGCCCGGGTAGCAGAGGTAGCGGCCAGAAGGCAGGCGGACGCGCAGCCAGGCACCGTCGCGGCGCAGGCTGACGCGCCGGCAGTCGAACGCCCGCCCGGGGTTCTGCACTGCGATGCGGGCCGCGTCCTGCAGATCCCGCCAAAACGACGCCGTGGCTGGGTGCCCGTACCGCCATGCGCGTTTGAAGGCGTCGCATACCATCCACGCCAGGTCGGACAGGCCGAAGGTCTGGCGATCCGTCCGCTTGGTCCATTCGAGCGCGCTGCGGGCTTCGTCGAGAATGTCGGCGGGAATCGCCGAGAAGGCTTGCTCGGCCATCGCATCGAGGTCGATTCCGTAAGCGGCGGCGAAGGTCACGAACGCGCCGACCCCGCCTTCGTACCCGAGGGCGAGTTCCTGCACTTTGCCGATTTGCCGCTGGTCTTTGGCCACTTCGTCGGGGGGAACGCCGAATGACTTGGCATAGGCCATCTTGTACAGGTCCGGGCCTTCGCCTGCGTCATAGTCACGGAACGCCTGCAGCTTCCACTGCTCGCCTGCTAGCCACGCGAGCCCGCGGCCTTCGATGTTGGCGAGGTCGGCGCAGACCAGCTTACGGCCTGGCGGCGCGACAATGACGCCGCGCAAGCAATTGCTCAGGAGCTGGAGCAAGAGGTCGAACAGTAGGTCCGCGCAGCCGGCCTTCACCGCGTCAATGCCGCACGCGATGTCTTCCGAGGGCATCGTGGGTCGGGACATGTTCTGTGCCTGGAACAACCTCCCGGCCCAGCGGCCAGTGCGCCCGGCGCCGCAAAACTGCAGCGTGCCGCGCAGCCGGGCGTCCTTGCTCACGGCGCGCAGGAGCGTCTGGTACTTGGCCGTGCTCGTCGTGCTCGCCTGCAGGCGGATAGCCAGCAATTCGCGCAGCGCCGCCGGCAGGTCCGGGTCGTTGATGCGGCGCTCGAGGGTGCTCTGCTGCATGTTGGGCAGCGCAACGCCATATGCGCGGGTGATGTGCCGCAGCATTTCGTCGCGCTGTGTGGCGGCCTGCACGTCGCCGCCGGTCAGTGCTTGCGTGCGATCGGCGAGCCGCGCCTGTTCAACCTGGACCGTGGCGATAGCCGCGCGGGCCAGTTCGACGTCCACCGCGAAGCCGCGGTCGTTGATGGCCTGGTCCAGTTCCCACAGCGCGCGCTCGCTGGAGCTGCAGTTCCACGTGGGCAGCTTCGCGTCGACCGCGCGCATGGCTTCCACGTCGAGGCGTGCATACTCGACGAACTTCGCCCATTCCGCCGGGTGCGTCGCGCGGGTCGCCCGTCGTGGGTTGCTTTTCGCCGGGCGTGGTTTGCAGAACAGCAGCACCAGCCGGCGGCCGTCCTTGTCCTTGGCCTTGTCGACCGAGATGTCGAAAATCTCGCACAGCTTGTACAGCTCGCCGGGGAGGGAGTGAGCGAGCGCCTTGACCATCGTGTCGTTCACGCGATGGGCGGGAATATCGAAGCCGCAGTGCCGTAGCACGGTGCGATCGAAGTGGGAGTTGTGGAAGACGAAGACGCAGCCGGGGTCGGCCAGCGCGAAAGTCAGCAGGACCGGCATCGGGGAGCCCGCGGTCAAATCCCACACTTCGACCGGGTCGTCGTCGATCGCGAAAGCCCACAGCATCACCTCCGCCTTCTCGGCGTAGGCGTGCGTGCCGTTGGTAATCGGCACTTCGCTGTAGGTTTCCGTGTCGCTCCAGCAGATTCTCATGTTGCCCTTTCAAGATGACCGTTGCCGAGATTCCCGGGTAATGTCTTGCCAGTCCTCCCCGGTTTATGCACGCCCTGGCGACGAAACACGTGGCGGGTCCGCCAGGGTTAGCAATCTCGGCCTTGCCCGCGTGGTCTGGCGCAGGTGGAGGTAGAGGACTCCCGCTTTTCAAGACCCTCGCTCGCGAGGGTGTTGGAAAGCGCCCGGCGCTGCCGCCGGGTGCGTGGTGCTCAGAACAGGTCGTCGGCGGTTTCCGCGGAGAGGTCGTCGAACTCGTCGGGCGTGGCGGCACCGCCCCCGGCGAAGGCGTCGCCGTCGCGCAGGAACTGCACGCCCCGTAGGCTGGCGTTGATGCGCTTGCCGTAGTTGTTGTCCTGCGCCCACAACTCGATCGACGCGTTGACGTAGCAGCCGGCGTAGGGGCGGCCGTCCTGCTCAACGAGCGGGCTCTTATCCCGATCGACGACCAGCGGCCGGGCGCCGTTCCGGGCGGAAACGTAGAGCATGCCGACGAAACCCTCGTAGTTCGACTTCAGGTCGCCGTCGTGCAGGCAGACCTTGTCGGTGGCGCGCATTTGCTTGAGGATGGCGGGGGCCTTGGCGCCCCACTTGTCGGATGCGATCTTCTCGATTGCCGCGTTCAGTGCGACAACCTGCGGGTCTGCCGGGTCGATCAGGAAAGAGGCGGAGAAAACGGGGTTGTCTTCGCCGTTCACCGTCTTGGCGGTGAACAATTCGGGAAACGACAAGCGGACGTTCGTGAGTTTGATTTTCATGGTGTGGGCTCCTGGTGGAAGTAGTCGGGGTACTGCAGCTTGATGCGGGCGGTTGCCTTCTCGATCGCCTTCTGCCGCGCGAGCGGATCAGGACCGACGAGAGGCGTTGCTGCTGCGCGCTGCAGCGCCGCGATGGCATCGGGCGGCAGCAGCGAGTGTGGCGGGCTGGTATTCACGGCTAGACCAGCTCGGCTACGTTGTCGAACTCGTCTGCGCTGGCCTGCACGGCAAGGGCCGGGCGCTTGTCCGACTCGGGGGCGACTGACGGCCTGCCTTCAGGCTGCACGACAAGCGTCTGCAGCTTCGGCCATTGCCGCGGGCCGATCGTCCCGGCCTTGTGCAGCTTCTCGGCGGTCGTCGGGCTGATGAGGGAGAGGTCGTACATCTCCTCGACCTTGAGACGCATGGCCTTCAGCGCTTGCTCGGCTGCGGTGAGGTCTGCCCACTTGCGCGCACCGCGCCTGCCCTGGACCAGCTTGAAGCCCGGAACGCTGTTGCCCGCCAGCAGCTCGGCCTCGACCTTGGCGCGAACGGCTTTGCACCACGCTTCGATCAGGTCGGTGGCGGACATCAGGTTGCCGAGGGTGGCGCTATTGTAGGTGCGCGCCAGGGCCGGCTCGAGCTGGGGCGCGATCGGCTGCGACACGTCGACGAAGTCATCGGCCACCGTGGCCAGCACGTGCGCCGCGAGCGCCGGGCAGGTTGCCTTCGCGCGGCAGAACCGGCACTGGCTGTCGCCGGGGGTCAGGTACGTCGCGTGCATCTCGCCGTACCGGTCGAAGTACCGGCTGGCAAGCACGCTGCGCTCGGCTGCTGCCGCTGCGCGCTGGCGGAAGTTTTCCAGTTCTTCAGGGAAGTAGGTGCACTCCGACACGTGGTCGCGCCTGGGTTGCACGATCGCCACGCGGACGCTGCGAAAAGGGCCAAGGTAGTCGAACTCCCGCATGGCGGCGATGGCATACATCTGGAGCTGCGGGTTGTCGTTGGCGTCGATCAGCACGCCTTGGCCGTACTTCAGGTCGACAACGGTCAAGACGTCGCCATCGACGATCACCGCGTCGGCCGTGCCGAATGCGTCGATCTCGCCGGTGATGTGCTCGAGGGGAAGCGCTTGCTCGATCAGCTTGACTTCACCCGCGAGACCCCGGACGTAGTCGACGTACATCTGCACGTGACCCGCCATCTCGGCGTCGACTGTGAAATCGCGCTCCCCGGCGGTGATGATGCGGCCAATGTAGGAGGCCGCGTCGGTGCCGTTGGCGAGGGCGAGCGCCGCCAGCTCGTGTGCGGCGGTGCCTTCGTCGGCGAACTCGCTGCTGGAGTCAGGCTGCCCAGACTCAAGCGCGACACCGCCGGCGCAGCGCATCCACCGATGCGCCGACGAGGGCGAGAAAATGGCGTGGGTGGTCATCTGCAGGCCCTCCGATGGCGTTGGACGTTGCGCGCCTTGGCGACCATGCGCTTGGCGTGGGCGACGCCCGAGGCGCTGCGGGGAACCGCGCCGCCCTTGCCGCGAGAGAAGTAGGCGGGGACGTTGGCGAGCGACACGCCAGCGACAATCATGGCGAAAAGCGCGCGGGCGCGAGCGAAAGGTGCGGCCATCGCCTACTCCGCCGCCTTGGCGCACGCGGCGACGACGGCCGCGTACTGTTCAGGCTTCAGCTCCTTGCCGTTGGCAACGCCGAAGGCGGCGAAGACCCCGACCGCGGCGTCGCGGCCCTTGGCCTTGGCGACCCTCGTCACCGCGGCGACCACTTCAGCGTAGGTGGTGGGCGCTGCTGGCGGCTCGGAACTGGCTGCCTTCTGCTCGGGCACAGCGTCCGCCGGCGCCGCGGCAGTAGGCGGCGTAGGGGCAGGCGTTGCCTTGGTCTTCCCGGCAGGTGTAGGGCGGGCCTTCGCCGCCTCGTGGATGGCAGTTGCGGCTTCGGCGGTGGCCTCAGCGGCAAGCGCTGCTGTGGCATCCGGCAGGGGGGCAGCGGGGACCGGCGCGGCCTTGGCGCTGGCGGTAAGGGCGGCGATCAGTTCGCGGATTGCCGACGTGTTGTCGGCGATAACGGCTTCAAGGCTCATTGAGGCTCCTTCGTGGTTTCGGTTGCAAGGGTGGTGAGACGGGAGAAGATGTCGCCGGCTTCGGTGGCCAGCGTCTCGAACCCGGCGGCGATGTCGAGTTGGGCTTTAAGCTGGCTCGGCTCGTGGATGTCGAGGTCGTTGAGCATGGTCAACATGGCCGTGATGTCGGTGAGGCTGGCCGGGTGCGCTTCGCAGAGGTTGCGCAGTTGTTCGCCGGTGATGTCGAAGTCGGCGATGACCAAATCCAACTCCGGATCGGTGCTGGCCTCGTCCAGCAAGCGCTCAAACCGGTTCAGCAGCTCAAGCTCCAGCGGCGTGCTGGTGAGGCTGTCGAGTTCGGCCCTGGCCGCGCTGGCCAGGTGCTCGTCTGACATCCCGCGCATGGTGCTGGCGTCCATCACGACAGCAGTCCGAGGCGGGCGGCTTCCTTCAATCCCGCTTTGGTCTTGACGCGGATTTCCTGCATGTCCTGCAGGGGCGTGCGCGACCGCGGGTCAGTGAGTTCATGCACGTCCGCCAGCAGGCGGTGCATGAAGCGGGCGAGAAGCAGCAGGCGGTCGGCCGGCGGCTGTTCAACCGGCAGGGGCGCGCCGTCGATCAAGCGCGCGAGGTCGGTCAGGTTGGCGGGGCCGGCTGGCACCGCGGCTTGTTCTACTGGCATGGGTCTTTTCTCCGTAGCGGTTGGGTGGCTGACGGAGAGAATTATACAACGGCTGTTGTATTCGTCAACCGCAAATGCGGTTTTTGAAGACAAAATTTTTGCCGCGCGTGGCGGCATGGCGGACGCGGGGAGGAAGAAGCGAAGGATTACGGATTGCGCTTGCGGTACTCGGCGGCCTGGCGGCGATCGAGGTAGCGCAGCCAAGCGCGGTAGTACGCCTGCGCGCCGGCCCACGCGAAGTGGGGCAGGAGGAGCGGCCAGAAGCACGCGCAGACGAGCACCCAAGCCCAGCCGGGTTCGGCACGCGAGGCCCACGGGAGGGTCGCAACCCCGATCGCCGCACCGGCGGCCAGCATGGCGGCGAAGTCCCAGAACGGCGCGCTCATTGGCTGCCCCGCTTCTTCAGTTCGGCCAGCAGCACGTCGTTAAGGCGCTTCTGCGCGCGGATGGCGGCCAGCTCCTTCTTCCGCTGGCGCTCTGTGAGGCCATTGAACAGCTCGAGGAGTTCTTCTTGCTGGGGTGTCAGCGTAGGGGCCGGCGCGGCTGGGGCAGACGACGTGGCCTCTGGCGGGGTGCCGTCGCCGTTCATCAATTCTTCGACCGTCACCCCGAGCGCCGCCGCGATGCGTGCCACGTGCACCGACTTCCGGCTGTCGCGCGTCTCAAGGGCAGTGATGGTGCCCTGCGAGAGTCCGGCGCCGCCGGCTTTGGTTGCGAGTTCCTTCTGCGTGATGCCTTGCGCCTCTCGCAACCGGCGAATGTTCTTTCCGAGTGCCATACCATTAATTTAAAACCAATGTTGTAACTAGTCAAGTTGCATTTGTTTGACGTATTGACAACAGACGTTTTATCCTAGTGCGGTTTGGACAACAAGGACCGCACACATGAGCACCAAGAACACCCCCCTCCACCGCGCCGTGACCGCCGCCGGGTCGCAGACCGAGCTTGCCCGGCGCATCGGCGTGCAGCAGGCGCACGTCTGGAACTGGCTGAATCGCTCGAAGGGCAAGGTGCCCGGTGAGCATGTCATCCCGATCGAGAAGGCGACGGGCGTCAGCCGCCACGAGCTGCGGCCCGACCTGTATCCGATCGAGGAGCAAGCATGAAGCCGTGGACGCTGATAGAAGGCGAAGCGCTGCCAGCGCTGATCGCGATGCCTGACGCGTCGGTGGACGCGGTCATCACCGACCCGCCCTACTCGTCCGGGGGATTTTCGCGGGACGACAAATCACGCGACGTGGAAGAGAAGTACGTTCAAAACGACCAGCGCGGGCGCTTTCCGCCGTTCGGTGGCGACTCGCGGGACCAGCGGAGCTACCTGTGCTGGTGCGCGCTGTGGATCGTTGAGTGCGTGCGCGTGCTGAAGCCGGGCGGGTACTTCATGACCTTCACGGACTGGCGGCAGCTGCCGGTGATGACTGACGCCGTGCAGGCCGGCGGTATTTTCTGGCGGGGCATCGTGCCGTGGGACAAGGGGCGCGGCTCGCGGGCGCCACACAAGGGGTATTTTCGCCACCAGTGCGAGTACGTCGTGTGGGGCACAAAAGGCGCTGCGGTGCAGCTCACGCACGACGGGCCGTTCGACGGCTGCCAGCAGGTGACGGTGCGGCAGGCGGACAAGTTCCATCTGACCGGCAAGCCAACGGCGTTGATGCGTGAGCTTGTGCGCCCCGTGGTGCCGGGGGGCCTGATTCTCGACCCGTTCGCCGGCAGCGGCTCGACGGGAGTGGGCGCGCTGCTGATGGGCCGGCGGTTCATTGGTATCGAGCGCGAGGCGGCATATACGGCGATTGCCCGCGAGCGGCTGGCGGCGGCAGAGGGGGAAGCGTTCAGCGTGGCGGACCTGCTGTGAGGGCGCCGGCGATGTGGGGCGCGACAACGGACGACTGGACTCACTTTGATCTGCTGCTGGGCCTGGGCGCGGATCTCTTGCCCGTGGTGTCGAACCCCGGTGCGGTGGTAGCGGCCGGCTCGAAGCTGCGGGGGCTTGGGAAGACGCCCAGCCGGTACAACCGGGCGAGGCAGGTGGTCGGCATTCCGGGCTGGACCTCGTATCAGGCGAGCGACGGTGAGCTGGCCCGGTGGGCGGCGGAGCCCGACTACGGGATCTGCCTGCAGACCCGCAGCGTCCGGGCGCTGGACATCGACGTGCCGGACGAGG